GAACAAGGCATATATGTCGAAGCTCTTCGAGTGGCGCGACAACACCTCCCACCGGGTAAGATCCGGTGGGAGGATAGGGACGGAAAACTAACCGATCTTGCAAAGCATGTCTTTGAACAGACCTATCGGTCTGTTCAGCACATGCTGAACGGCTGATAATCAGGCTAGGACATCCGGGTAACTCCCGGGTGTCCTAGTCTTTTTTTTAGCTATCAGAGAACCGAACTTGTACCAAAACCTCTTCTTTCATACACTTGCAGCTACCAACCTTGTGGAGTATTCAACGCATGTCTGATCCAATGGTGTTGTCTGAAGGTACTAAACGTTTTACGCCTGACGACGCGCATTATCACCAGACGATAGACAAAGGTATTTGCTAGGGGGCGGTATCACTGGGGACTATGCTGTCATTCCCGGTTCTTACGGCAAGAATGACGGACGCAGTAAGGGCTTTGATCACAACGTTCCTGATGTTGTCTGTGTGGACCCCGACGAGAAGGGTGGCAACATTGTCGTGGATCTGGCCAACATTGACAAAGCCACATATCAGCGTGTATTTGCCAAGCATGGTGCGGAAGATCCCGTTAAGATCTTTGCTGAACTTAGTGCTGCCAAGAAGCTTCCCACTAAGCGTGCCGCAGCCAAGGCAGATCGCGTAAACCATTTGATGCCAAACACTTACATTGTGCCTAAAGCTGACAGTGAGGGTAGTCCTGAAGATTACGTTATTCCAGCCAACACGACATCGTCTGAACCTGTGTTACCGCCTATCGGTAGACCTGCAATCTCCGAAGCCTCCGCGCCACAACCTACTGATTCTAATAACTTAGTCATCGCTCAACTCATGGCGCAGGTATCTCAACTTGCGGCCATGATGCAATCTAGTATGGCTAGATCTGAACCTGTGCCTTCACCTGTTACGAAGACCGTTAAACT